TGGATCTGCTCACGCACAGCACTCAGTGCCGCGTTGGCAAGGTCCACCTGCCGTAGATTCACAATCATGGCTGACAACGGATTCACGTAAAAAAAGCTACGTTATGTTAATCGATACAGGACCAGCCGACTCATAGCCGGGTATGGTCAGAGCAGATGCCGCCACAAGGTCCAGCGTACCGCCAGTCATGCCGCTGCCCGCGAACGTGTATGTGCCGTCGCCATTGTCTGTTACTCCCGAAGCTCCCGAGAAGGACGTAAAGTCCGCCAGCACAAGGCCGACAATCCCCACCCCGTCTAGTTTGGACTTGACGCTTACAGTAAACTCTGTTGCTGACCCAGTACCTACTTGCGTCAGTATCACCGTAGTGAGCGGCACAAGAGAGTTATAGATCGAAGCAAAAGAAATCATCTTGCCGTTAACGTCCAGTTCGGTATTGTCCCTCAGTGCGAAGTACAAAGGCGAAAGGGATACTTCCGATCCTGTTCCGAACTGAATCTTTTCAGGGAAGAATGCAGCCAGTGTGAAGGGTTTAAGGTTTACCCCGTCGGTGGAAAAGCCCACCAGATCCAAATTCGAGTCGATCAGGTATACACCCCCACCGCTGTTCAGGTGCGAGTACATCGCCTTGTGCATCTCCAGATTCTCGCGGAACATCAGCCGGTAGCGATACTGTCCGGGCCTCACCTGTACTTCCTGTCCTGAACTGGAAGCCTGACGCACAGGGTCCTCGCTCACGTTCTCCTGATCGAAAGAGTAGGGGAATAGATACCACCGCGATGCTTTAGGGGCAAGTAGTTTTGCCTGCCATGCGGACGCGTCGGCACTGAGTGCTATTGATGCCCCTCGCGGGGTCTTGATAATCGCAATAATATTTTGCGGGAGTTTCTTGCAGTCACTCGCGCCAATATTCTGTTGCGTGGTCGCTATGTCACAAACCTCTGCCATTTCAAATACATTTATTGTTTATCACGTTAAGTTTTAAATCAATTAGTTCAATTGCGTCCAATGGATCGCTGAAGACGCTTGCTATGTTACCCTGCATACGGTCTTGAGGACGGTCACTTGATCCCCAAAAAAGACGGTCAACACGCGTGTGCTCTATGGCACCACTCACGCTGAACAGCCCCGACAACCGCACGTGCTTTAAGAAACTCTCAAACAACGGCTCCAGCACCGGTACGATTACGTTATTATACCGCTGTCTGCTGTTGTACGATTTATCGGTATACATCACAATCAGAACATTAAGATTGAATTGATGCAGTCCCGAATTGAGTTGCCTGTCACCGTAAGGAAGCCGAAGCATGATCAGCGGATACTTCCAGTACCGGTAGGGTTCACTTTTCATGTTGACCAGCCTTGAATTGATCTCTATCCTGTCACCAAAGTCAAAGAACGGAGCCTTTGCAGTCCAGCTACCATTTGCCGGAACCGCGTCCTCTGTCTCAAAGGTGAACTGAGTCGGGGTAGCAGTCACGATTTGATAACTAGCCGACCCTATATCAACCCATTCCCCTGACTTAAGACTGTTCTTCGACACAATCGTCCATGTAGTGCCGACATTTGAGGCTCCGACATAACTGCCTTTGCCGCGCATATTAACAACCACCTGTTCGATAAGTGACGGGACGTTCATAATCCAAAACTGTTAATAGCCTTCTTCGGGGAAAAAACCCAATCAGGATAGTCTTGTTTCCGTGCCAGCAGAAAGTTGTACGCACTGGGTTTGTCGTTGAAGTGAACGTAATCAGCACTGCTGTACTTATTGAAGCCGCCAAAGTAATACTGATTCTGATCACGATCATCGATGTCACCGTAAAGACGGAGCATTTTATTCCATGTACGTACAAGAACATTGACGGGGGACACCATCTCGGCATTCTCCGTTAAAGTCTGAACCACACCTCCAACACCGGCTGCACTTACCATATCTATGTTCAACTTTTTGTAGAAAACATAGTAGGCGATAAGTGATCGTTTGGCTTGATTTACGAGCCCTTCCCATTTTGTGGTCACCGTTACGTCGCAAAATTCAAAGCTGAACTCAGCGCCATCGCGAAGGTCTTTCCACTTTTGTTCAGGTGCAGGTTGGTCCAGCCCATCAATAAATTGCTTATACAGTCTATACCCCAACAAATCGACCAGCACTTCATACTCGAATTGCTCGATAGCTCTGTTAAGATCAGCCAGTACAGCAGGCTCACCGGTATTGGGGATGTCCAGTTCCCCGGTAAAATAGCTCGCGTCTATCAACGCCATTATTAAACGCTATCTTTGTGGTTTAACAACCAACTTTCCCGCTATCGTGGCAGCCATAGTTCCGGCCCCTGTTGCCAACAATCTGTAATAATTAACATAATTGTGATCCAGTTTAAATATCTTACCTTGTGATGCCACGTCTGTGAGCATTAAGGTATCGGTACTGATAGCATAATAATTCGTACCGTCCAAGCTACCTTGTAGAATAACAGTACCTGTTACCGTGCCACTAATTTTCGTGACTGTGGCCGCCACACCAACCGCTGCATCGCTACTCGTATTGGTGCGCGCAGATACAAAAGCCGTCCCCGTATTAGTTACCGTATCGGTTGGCAACCCAAAGGAACTTTCCATAGTGTTGAATTGACCGTAACTTACAGTCACGGCCAACAGCATTGTCAGTATTAGAATAAACTTTTTCATTTCTTTTTCTTTTCTTTTGCCTTTTCGTAAGCCTCGATTTCCTCCTTACTTGCTTTAGCTGCAATCTTTTCCTTGATCACAAACTTAGCATACGATTCGTTTGGAGTTTCAACTAAATCCCCATCCTTGTAGGGCTTATAGTCTTTAAGATACTTTAGTAACATACCTATACTGCTGTTATAGCTGCAAGGGCTGCATCAATGTCCGTACATTCAAGAAAGGCATCCTCGTCTACAACACGAATAAGCAGACATTCACGTTTTTCAGCTAGAATAGTCATGGTATTTTCTATGAACTGTTTGTCAATAAAGCCCATGTCAATGGTAATACCTTCCAGATCATAGATAGTGCCATAACGGAAATCCCCAACAATAAGAGTGTTAGGAGTAACCTGACTACTTTCAACGATAGTCATACCGTCAACGCTACCACCATTTTCCAGAATAAACGGAGGCAACACGTAATGCCCGTTAGTGCCTTTAGCCAACTTAAAGCGTAGTGCATCTGCAGGATTCAGAACAACTACATTGGGATTATACTTGCTCTGCTTACCGTTGCTGATTTCAACCTTAAGGATGGCCATAAGATCATACAACGTCGGGGATGAAGGTTTGAAGCCTGCGTATGCACCAGCATTGAAATTGCCTGCGCTCACGGTGAGGCCTTTAAGTTGAGGCGTAACACCAGTACCGCTATACAGCTGCTGATCCTCCTTCAACGCTAGGTTGATATTGAGCAACCTGTCAAGTTCACCACGAACAAACCCCACATCGGCCATCATTTCTCGTGTTACCGGGATGCTGTCTGCAATCTTTTCAACAGGTATCGAACGTTCTACCCATGTGATGCCAGATTCCGGCTTTTGCGCACCTTCACTAACAGGAGCCGCTGACCGTGTGATGGTGTTTTGATCTACATAACGGATAACGCCATTGCTGTTGGCACCTACAGTAACATGGCGAAAAAGGCTGCTAAAAACTGTACCCTGATACGGAAGTTGTCCAATATCAGTCAACCTCATAGCCATTGTACTGCTACCTACAGAACTACGCTGTACAAGGGTCTTCTGGCTGATCTCCATCCGGAGCCGACCGCCATTCTTAGCTACGTTAATAATGTCGGCAGCCTTTTCGTCTACGTATTCTTCAAGCGTCTTGCCCTCAGTTTGTTTGCCAGCAAAAATTTTGCGTAGTTGTTCGCCCTGCTTAGTTACAGCATCGAACAATTCCTTAATCGCACCGTCTTTCAGCCCCAAAGATTCCAGCTTACTTGCAAACTCATCAGCTTTAATCAAACCAGCAACGGTAACTTCCATTTCCGTTTTAACGGCTTGTTTGATAGCCTCTGAATTCTTGTCCGCTACCGTCTTAAGGGATTTTGCTATAATGCCCTCAAGTTCTTTTTCCTCAGACTCTGTGAAGCCCAGGATGTAACTGGCCGGTATACCTATCGGCATGAAAATAGCCAGCAACACGGCTACCCAATTCGCCGTCACCAACCCGACGAGAAGGAACATTATCCTTGCCGTGAGGTTAAAAATAATTGTCTTTCGTTTCATACTTTGTAGTGTTCGTTAATTAGTTTTTCCATATTTATACTCAAAGTGCGATGCGACTGCTTAGCAGCGCTGTGCGGCTTAAAGTCTTTTCCTAGTGTAGGTGTAAGTTCATTACTACCGATCAGTACTGCACTGATCTCTCCCAACTTAGCTTCACTAACAGCCCAGAAGTAACCTTGCTTTTCAGCCAATTGTCGATTGCCCAACTTCTCTATCACAGACTTCCAGACTTTGTATTCGTCTTTAAAATCTTCATCATTCAGGGCCAAATCCAGACCAACATACTGCATACGTACACTATGCTGATCTATACGATCATTTTTATAATCATCGTATATTCTAGCATTAAAGTCTTTACGGATTTCAGTATCCATAAAAAGTGCCTCCGTATTACCATCCTTATCTACACCCAAATCCTTCCAACGTATGGCCTTTTCATAAATAGAAATCGGCTGTCCTACTTTAGCGGACAGTTGAAATATATGATCATGCAGGTGTGGAATACGTTTACCGCGTTCGGCAATACTCTTTGCAAAAACACCGGAAAGATGCACGTCATCGTGGCTATCCAACCAAAAGTAAGTATTACCGATAATGGTACGTTTTAACACACCGGCACTATCATCATTAGAATAAATTCCTTTACTAGCGGTTAGCCCAGATACTGAACTGATTGACAGATCATCAAAGGGATCAGTGAATTTAATTTCTAACTTCTTAAATTCCACTAACTCCTTTTTATGATCTCGCAGATACTGGTAACGTTCTTTGACGTTATCAAAATCAGGTAGTTTGATTTTTGCCATGTTATTTTTTCTTATTCACAAATCCGGCATCACGACCGGCAATTAAAGCCTCTTTAGCCTCAATAGACTTTTTCAATTTATCAGTATCCACCTTTTCACTCTTCACTATTTTCCCCAGTTGGATCGATCGCTTGCTGTTTACCTTTGCCATTAGCTTGTATGTTTAGTTTACTTAACTCCAGTTTATAATCATCAATAGTCATTGCACCGTCTGCATACATAACAGTTAAAGCATTAACCATTTGGGCTACAGTGTCAGCCCGCTCTTTCAAATTCTCCTGGAAGATGGGCAAGTGCATGTAATCTAATACTACACGACGCCCTCTCGGCAGATCAAACTTTCTGTTTATAGCTGCTGCCCATTCAGCCGCTACTGGTAGGGTATGGCTTTCGTATGTGGAGCGCTCGGCCTGCTTTTGGTTTTCAAACGTACTACCCTTAGACAGGCTGAACAAATCCATCCGCATACCAAAACTATCAACGATACGGTAGAAACTTTCCTCTACTTCCTTGTACACGCCCAACTTTTCAGGATCAATAGCCATACTTTGCCACTTCAGGGCATTGGAACTAATGATAAGATTAAACTGATCGGCCAGACCGCCATACTTAGAACGGTATTTTTGCTGCACCTTTTCTATGTCCTCTTCATCAAACGGAGCAAGACCATGCTTATCAGTCGCCACGTTAGTGAGTATGCCCAGTGCTCCACGTTGTTTTAAGAATACACCACGACTTTCGTACGCATAACGGATGTTCTGTACTGGTACGGCCAGTGCCTTCAACTTACTGGTGCCGAGCAACAGAGTTTTATCTGTGCCTGATTGTATGGTTACTCGGTTATCGTTTAAATGAACAATCTGATCGGGATCAATATCAATATAGCCTCCGCCAACACTAACCTGATACCGTACAGTGTTGGGCTTTTCAGAATGAAGAAAGAACGGAACCGTATCCAAATACTCACAACGTACAATATTACCGGGTATGGTGAATATTGCTTTAGTTCTATTGGCAGAAAAGCCTACAGGAAAGAGAAAGTAAAGATATTCATTACCTAAAACATTTCGAAAGATACGTGTCTGCATAAGGAGCTCCTTTTCAGACTGCATCCAATTAGGATTTTCAAACAACTG